CCGGAACGCTTTCCAAAAAAATGGTATTCACAACGCCGCGCCGTTTTAGGAGAGTACGGATTTTACTCGCTCATGCAATTAGACCCGAAGAAGCGCGGAGGCAATCTGCTGAATACCGACTGCGTTCAGAGACACGCAAATATAGCGGAGTATCCCAAAAATCTGCAATGGTATCGCGTCTGGGACTTAGCGCATACAAAAAAACAAAGGGCAAAACAAGACCCCGATTTTACTTCCGGCACGTTACTCGCTTTTCATATACAGGATAATATGATACACCTGTATATTAAGAACGTAATCCGTATGCGCGACAACGCGCCGGAACGTGATGCGAAAATAAGGCTCATGGCAAAACAGGACGGCCCCTATGTGAAAATCGGCGTTGGCAACAGCCTTGATTCAAAAGATGCCATAGCGACTTTGAGAAAAATACTGCTTAGTAAGCGCATGGTTTATTCCGTGCCGGAGAATAATGACAAGGTGGTACGCGCCACACCGCTTGAGCCGATTTTCCAAGCCGGTAATGTTCATGTTCCCTTGAACGCGCCGTGGCTCAAGGAATGGTTGGAGGAGATCGAGAGTTTTCCGCTTGGTACGCACGATGATCAGGTGGATAACCTTTCCGCAGGATACGCGCTGTGGGATACGCAGGGTGTTACCGATGAATTATACAAAGATTAAAGTTGCTATTTTATGGCGGCAATGTTATATTGGAATGGGAGGTTGATTTTGAAACCGATATTAATTTTAGATTTTGAATATAAATATTATGGTAAACGGTTATGTGGTGAATGCAAAGAACCAGTTTATACTCAAGACGAAGAAGGATATATAAAAAATTACAAGTATTGTCCACATTGTGGAATGGAAGTAGAAGATATTTTAGAAGGTGATAAAATAATATATGCCAAAAAAAATTACATAGGATATGAATATTTTGATAAAACCGAAAGAATAAAGCGAGAAAACGATCTAAAAAACAAAGGTAAAATAATTTTGGAGGATAAGTAATGAACCAATATGAAATATTAATGAAAAGAAAACAGGAAGAAAACGCTTTGTTGTTTAACCAGCTTATGTATTATGACTGTATGGCAATAATCGGAGAAACACAAGATAAAAAAAATGCGTATCGGTTAGCTTCATGCGAACTAAGGTATAAATTAAGTCAGGAAGGTATAAATGCCTGAAATAGTAATGCATCCGCGCCGATGCGGAAAAACGCAAAATATTCCTGCTTCTTATGTAAAAACAAAATTTATAAATGACCCTGCAGAAGCAAAATATATTAACGATACAAGAAAAAAACTTGAATCTCTTATAGGCGATGATTTTTCTATTTTTTATAATGGTGATTTGTCATGGACAATAAAACCATTGATTAAACATATTGAGATAATTGGTACAATTATTGCATAGTTAATTTATAGTTTCAACAATCTGCCGGGGTTGTCGGAACAAAATATATTTCAGGAGGGAATATATGAGTGATGAAAAACCCGGCATACTCCAAAAAATTAAATCCGTTAAAGACGGTTGGAGTAATTTACTCACTGGTCTTAATTCTTCAAAAACAGCAAAGAAAAAACAGACGCGCCATATCAGCGATGGTCTGCTCTCCGATTCGGAACTGGATTCCATGTATGCGGAAGACGGTCTGGCGGCGCGGATTGTGAAACTCCTGCCCGATGATATGTACCGTGAAGGGTGGGAATATGATTTTCCCGATCTCAATGAAATTAAAGTGAAAGCCTTAATAGACGAGTATGCGTCTGTCATGGAAGACATAGACGTATTAGGGAAATTAAAAAAAGCAACGTACTGGAACAGGCTCAAGGGCGGCGCGGCAATTCTTATCTCCGTTATTGACGGTCTGGATATGTCATTACCTTTGAACCCCAAAAAAATACGCTCCTTTGAAAAATTAAGAGTTCTCGACCGAACCGATATTGACTTCGCAACTATTCAATGGCAGAACGATCCCACGCTACCGCGCTTCGGTCTGCCTGTTCTGTATCCGGTAAAGTTTGATTACGGAACTGCCGGTTCTGGTTCACAGTTGGTTCACTACACGCGCATTATCGAAATGCACGGAGACGATTTGCCGAAGCGGTCGGAAACAATACTTTCTCAAGAACAAAGATTTTGGGGAATATCTGTTATTCAACGCGCTGAATCACGTCTGCAAACTCTTGGTTCTTCGCTCGGCAGTATTGACCAACTGTTGCAGGAAATGGGCGTTGGCAAATGGAAGTTTAAGGATTTGGCGACGTTGTTGTCATCAGCCGAAGGCAAGGAAGCACTTATGCGCCGCGTGGAAGTCAACGATTTAACACGTTCTACTTATCGCTCGCAGTATATGGATAGTGAGGAAGATTTTACTCGTGATGTTTTTGATTTTCGCGGAATACCAGAAATACTTTATATTTTGTTCATGTTGATTTCTTCTGATACTGGTTATCCGATAACGCGGTTGTTTGGCGTTTCCCCTGGAGGCATGAACGCAACAGGTGAATCGGATATGCGTAATTACTATGACGGTGTTCGCTCGTTACAACAGAGTGAAGCATATCCAATGATACTAAGAATAATCCGCATCATCAGCGAGTGGAAGGGAATTCAAGAACCTTACATCAAGTTTCTCCCTCTGGAAACAATGAACGAAAAAGAGGAAGCAGAGCTTGAGAAAATACAGACCGACAAAGAAAAAATCGAAGCGGAGACTTACAAGCTCTATATCGAGATGGGCGTTCTTGAACCCTATCAAGTGAAATTCCTCAAATACGGAAAGACGCTGGACGCGATACCAGTACCGGCAGAGATTGAGGAAGAAGAAAAGTTGCCACCTGTTACTACAATGGCGCCGGCACCGCAGAATAAACCACCGGAAGAAGAAAACAACAAAGGCGAAGCAGAAGCGGAAGAAAAATAATGAACAATACGATTCGCGCCGCGCTGGTGAACTTAATAAAAGTCAACCGCTTAAAAATGAGCCGTACACAGCGGAGTAAAAAAATAAAACCGCAACGGTGGCTCTACCCCTTCGCAACGGAGGCGCGTTACGGCGCGAGTTATCGTGCGTGGCTTCGACCGATGAAAGATTATGTTCATAACTTCCTCAAGGAAAATCAGGAAGAAATACTGCGCGGCGATTCCGCAGACTTCCGCGCCGATACCGCCGATGATATTTCCGTTATTCGATTGGACGCAGTACCGGGAAAAACTTTCAAGATAATGATTGATTCCTTGTCCGGCTGGCTCGCGCAGTATGTTCCCGAAGATAACGATGCGGTCAGCGGTTCGGCTATTTATATGGGATTGGGAAAAATTGCTGATAGCGTTTTTGACTTCAATGAGGGACAATACGAAAAAGGCGCGAAGTCAATATTCGGCGTGGAGTTTCCTGTCGGTGAGGAATGGTGGCCAGACGCAAGAGACACATGGGCAAATACCAATTATCAGATTATCCGAAGCGATATGCAGAAATATATCAGCGACATAAACCGACTTACAGAGCAAGCCGTTACCACAGGCGCGACCGTTAAATCCTTGCGCGAACAAATAAGAAAGTTAGATGATAAAATCTCAAAGAGCCGCGCTGACTTCATTGCCAGAGATCAGATCGGTAAACTGAACGGTCAAATAACACAAATGAGAATGGAGAGCATAGGGCTGACAATGTATGTGTGGGAAACTGCCGGAGATGAAAGGGTGCGTTCAACACATAGACCTATGGACGGTGCTTTGTGCCGTTGGGACGATTCCACTGTTTTAAGCACAGACGAAGGAAAAACATGGCAAGCTAGACCGATGGGTGCGGTTCAACTCCACCCCGGTATGGATTATCAATGCCGGTGTACTGCGACAGCGTTTTATCAGGAACTGGTTGGAGAAGCGGATTCAATTATTGACAAGGAAGAAAAAATGATGGGAATAGAAGCACCAGATAATACTACTTCTACACCACCAGTAACACAACCTCAACAATCTTCTGCATAAGATGACTTTGTTGAAGCAAAAACAATTAAAGAAGCCAATGAGTTTGCAGAGAAAGTATTAGGAATACCGAAGGCAGAATATAAAGGTGCACATATAGACGTTGCTAATCAAATGAACAAGGCAATATATGAAACACTTCAAAAATTCCCTGAATTAAAAAACAATTTCCAATTTGTTGGAACAGCACAACAACGAAACATATTCTTAAAAGAAGTATTAACAAAAGCAATGTACCCTGAAATAAAAGCTAGGTATCCAAATCTTAGCGATGCAGAATTTAACAAAAAACTAGAAATGCACGTAAAAGGTAGAATTAAAAACCTTGATTTAGGTATAGGAACAAAAGACTATGCTCATTCCATTAAAAATGAAAAGCATTTTCACCCTAATGTAAAACCAGAATTAATAAATGGTATTTCCATGAATAGCGCATACGCAAAAGACACGGTAAAATTGGCAGAAAAGGTACAGAAAGATATAGATGCTAAATATCACCCACCTGCTGTCAATAAACTCAAGTTTATAATTGACCATGAAATAGGTCATCAGTTAGATGACTTGTTGAAATTATCTAAAAACAAGGTTATAATAGATTTATACAATAGTCTTTCACAAGACCAAATTACAGCCGGTTTGTCAGAGTATGCGTGGAAGAATACCAGCCGTGATCCTATCAACGAATTTATAGCGGAGGCTTGGGGAGAATACAGGAATAACCCACCCTCTGCTATAAGACCGATTGCCAGACAGGTTGGAGAACTTATTGAAAAGGAGTACCTGTTGAAATATGGACATTAACGAATTTTATAAACAGTCAAAAAAAATCGGTATTCCGAGCGAGATAATTGCCGGAGATATAATTACATTTATTCGTGATTCAAGAAAAGGTGAAGCATTATCACTTCAAGAAGTATTTGGTATAAAAAAAGATATTTATCCAAATGGATATAAAGAAACAAACAGCCATGTATTAAAAGAACTTCATGATGGTTTTTCAGACGAGGAAATAAAAGAGCAAATATTAAGATTTAGGGAAAATGCTGATTTGTGGGGTTTCCCAACCAGCCTTATTGATGATATAGTTACAGATTTTTTAACTACTGCGAAGGCTCTTGATGCTTCATCGTTGGACGATATTTTTCAGTACAATACTCTCGGTGTAGAGTAATATTTATAAGCGTTTTTTGCCGGAAAAATGCAGGATTTCAGATTTGGGAGAATCTATCATGGAATTGACGGCAGAGCAAAACGCTAAATTCAAGGATTTGTGTGCGGAAATCCAACCCGGCGAATACGGCAGGGTTGTTGTCGCTTTTACAGGTGATCCACAGAACTTCGTGCAGATAACCGGAGAGAAAAACTTCCGGTTTCACAATGAGAACCCCTTACCCACCCACGGAAAACCGCAAAAAAGGCGAAATTCAGGCAATTATAATTAATCACAAATTTGTATTTTTTTTGTTGACATAAGTCTCGTATGAGACTATAATTTTAGCGAAAGTTACTTTACGGTCGGCCGACCGAATACGGAAGCCAGCCGGAACAAGGTAGGAAAACCCTGCCCTGTTCCGGCTGGCTTTTTTTATTGCCTTAGGAGATTTTGATGCCGGGACAGTTAAAACAAGTAAAACGATACGATTCCACCGATGTCGGGAAGTGGATGACAACGCCGTTCACGAAAAATGCAGACGGCTTTTTAACCGGCAGAGCCATAGTTACGAGCGTTGGCGTTTTCACCTACCTAAACACAGACGGAACAAAAACATTGGAACTGCGTCTGCCCGAAGAAGTTTTTGCGCGTGAATCATTGGATTCAATGAAACTCAAACCCATGACAAATGACCACCCTTCCGAGAAAGTAAATCCCAACAACGCCAAAGCCCTGCAAATAGGAAGTCTCGGAAACAATCCATCGGATTGGGTAGACAACTATGGCGTTAGATTTCCTGATGACATGACACTTGAACGAGGGCGCGGTAATACATACACCGATGGTTTTCATGTCGCTATTGATTTAACGATTACAGACGCTGCCGCCATTAAAGACGCGGAGAATGGAAAACTCGCGCTCTCGATGGGATACAACTGCGAGATTGAAGAAACTTCCGGCGTTTGGTGCGGCATTGCTTATGACTGTATACAACGGAATATCCGTTACAACCATTGCGCTTTAGTTGACGGTGCAAGAGCCGGAGACGCGGCGCGAATACGTTTTGATGACATAGGGATTCACATGGATAGCGGAGACGCTGTTCTTGTAAATATACCCTCTGGAAGTACCAGAGGAGACCAAGCCAAAAATCAGGAGGATATGACTATGAAATTCAGGCTTGATAACGGCATGGAGTACGATGCTCCGGAGGGATTTGTTCAAGCATACGTGTCCATGAAGGAAAAAGCGGATGCCGCGATTGCTCGCGCAGACGCTGCGGAAAAAGCTGTGGGTGATTCCAAAACCACGCTTTCAACTCTTGAAGCCGAGCGCGACACCGCGAAGGCTCGCGCCGACAAAGCGGAGAAGGAATTGAAGACCGCGCAGGACGCGCTCAATGACCCGAAGCGTCTTGATTCGGCAATCGAAGGGAAACTTGCTCTTTATGACGCTGCCAAAAAAGCAGATGTCGAGATCAAGAAAGACATGGCAGACATTGACATTAAAAAGGCTGTCATTCTTTCCGTTTTCCCCGAAGCAAAATTTGACGGCAAAGATGAAGCCTATGTATCGGCTCGCTTCGATGCCACTGTTGAACTTCTCAAAAACAAAGCAGACGGCGCGAGCCGGATAGTTGCCGGAGAGAATTTTAACGGACAGCCACGGCGCGATTCCAACACCGCACACAGGGATATGGTTGATGAACTGTATCGTATAACCAACGGTCTTGATAAAGACGCAAACATTGACGAGGAGGGTTAATCCATGAGCAACAGAGATTTATACGCTGATCCGCCGAGAGCCATTGCCGGACAGACGCACGGACTTACTGGCAAAACCAGAACCTATTCCGCAGGGGAAAAAATATTTCCCGGCGATCCCTTGTTCGGTATGGTAGGTGATGACGAGCATTGTTACAGAGCGCACGTCAACGCCAAAACAGTTACCTTGTCTGCGCCGCTTGTGCAGGGGAACAAGGTCGCAGTAACCATTAACGGCATAGCCTTAGCCGTTGTCGAATTTGTCGAATCCAGCACCGCCACCCTTACAAGAATTGTCAGAGACATCGACATAAATACCGCGCTCGGCGAACTCGGCATTAACGCTTTCCTTGTCGAAGGCGCAAACGCTTTCACCGTGGTTGGTCCCGGAATTGATATTACTGTGGTTGTTACTATCACCGAAGGTGGGAGCCAGCCCGTGGTATCAACTCAAGCCGATACCAACATGAAATTCATCGGCGTTGCAGAACACACGGAACTTTCAACTAACAAAGGCACAGGTTTCTATGACATTAACGATTCTGTCAATGTCAGAGATTTTGGCGATATTTTTGTTCCGGTTCACGAAGATGCTCACCCTTCGGATAAAGAACCGGCATACATAGACATTGCTGGCGGCGTTTTCACCGACATACCCGGTGGCAACTATGACTGTGGCTGCTTTTTCCGCAGTAACAAAGAAGACGGTCTTGCTCGCGTTGAAGTGCGCGGCATGAAATAAGGAGGATAGCAATGGGTGTAAACACCAAAATTTCAAACCGCTTGGATAAAGCGGAAGCAGCTTTTTTTGCTCGTGAAACCGAGTTTGTAATGACCAAAACCTTTGACGCGAAACCGCCAGAGGCAAAAGGTCTTTTACTTGTTCCTATGGCGCGTGGTATTCCGATAGGTGTAACTGAAATCACCTACCGCAGATACTTCGAGGCTGGTATGTCAAAAGTCATCGCGGACTATGCCGAAGACTATCCGAGAGTAGACGTATTCGGTGAAGAGTTTACCGCGAAGGTTTACGACATCGGCGACAGCTTCGGTTACTCTACACGCGAAATCCGCGCTTCCATGCACGCCGGAAAACATCTTGACCAGAAACGCGCACTTGCCGCGAGAAGGTCAAACGAGCGCAAACTCAACGAGATGACGCTCAAATCCTCAACGGATTGCGGCACATTCGGATTGTTCGATTATCCCGGCATCACCGAAGCGACACTTCCTGCTGACGGCTTGGGAGGTTCGACAACGTGGCGCAGTAAAGACGCAGATCAAATCCTGCGCGACATCACCGACCTTATCAACGCCATTGTCCACCCGACCAAAGGGCAGGAAGTTCCCGATCATCTTCTGCTTCCGTTAAAGGTTTATACCGACCTGACCACGCGGAGGCTCGGCTCAACGGAGATTTCTCTGTTGAAATACATCACCGACAACTTTCCGCAGATCAGAAAGATTGATTGGTTCAACGAACTTTCCGGCATAGGCGCAGGTGGTTCAAACCGCGTATTCCTCGGAAAGATTGACCCCGACCATTGCGAGAATCAGATCGTTGTTTATTTTGAACAACTTGAAACGGAAAAGAAGGGTGGCACATATACCATTCCCTGCCAATCCTCAACCGCTGGTGTCATCGTGTATTATCCGCAAGCGTTTGCTTACGCAGATGGAATTTAAGGAGGCAGCGAATGTTTGTTAAATATACTCCGGCAAAATCGCACATCAAGGTTATTCCCTTAATCCCTTTCACGGAAGGCGACAAGAAATACACCTTTGACAACGATTCAATTATTCTGCGGCCCGGCACAAACGAATTAACCGAGCAGGAATGGAAGGCGATACAACCCCACATCAAAGCACAACTCGGTAAAGAAATTGTTGCGTTCTCCGTGGACGCGAAGCCGGGCAAGGGTGGCGGTAAAGGGAAAAAGGCAAAATGCCTGAAAGATGTTCCTGTCGCAACCGCCAGAAAAATTATACAGTCTTGCCAAGACCCGAATACGCTCAAGAAGTGGTTTAATCAGGAACTCCCTGATGAAATACTGCTCGTGCTTTCAAAGCAGATGCGTAAACTCAAGGTCGAGCCAGACGACATCAAAGATGATGACACCGAAGCCCTGAAAGACAGCGACATCACACCCGAAGGCAGCGAAGTAAAAACTTCTTCCAAAACCGATACCGAAGACACCGAAGAAACTACAGATGATGAAGACGAAGAAGAGGAATCGGAAGAGGAAGATGAGGAAGACGAAGATATTCCCGACTTCGATGGCACAAAGGAAGGTGGCAATTAAATGGCAACCGAACCGCGCCAGATAATTAAAAACATCTGCCCGGAATTATACGGCAATGAAGCGTTAGACGATTTTATACAAATGGCTGTTGAATTAACGGACAGAAGTTTTTTTGGAAAGTTGGCTTCCTACGCGATAGCGTATCGGGCTTGTCATCTTTTCACAATTACTGGTGGCGGTAACGGTGCGAATGCCGCTTTAGGCATGGGACAAATAGCAAGTATGAGCGAGGGTAGCTTATCCGTTACCTTCGCAAATACTCAATCACAAGACGGCAGCGGATTGGACACCACGAAGTACGGAAAACTGTTGCTTGGAATTATTAAATCACGACCAACACTTGGCGTGAATACAGCCGGACTAAGTACAAACCCGGCATTCAGGAGTTCATAAATGGGAGAAACGAAATATAACTACACAATCAATACGAACCAGCCGCAGAAGGTTGCTGGCATTACGTTTGACAAAAAAGAAGGCGTGATAACCGAGCGCGAATTGAAAAATCTTAAAAAAGATGCTTACGGCGCGTCTCTCCTTGAAAAAGGATTATTGGTTATCGGTGAAAAAACAACCGCTTCCAATACAGAGGAAGTACCTAAAATCGAAACCGCAAACGAGGAATAAAAATGGAAAGTGGGCATACCGACACCGACATGGGCTTGGAAGCAATCTTTCAAGAAACTGAAAAGTTAAAATCCATGTGCGTTAAGGTTGGCGTTACCGAATCTGTCGGTTCGCAAACTGTTGACGGCGGTGCAACGCTCGCTCAAATTGCGGCATGGAATGAGTTAGGTGTTTTAGGCCCCCCAATGAGTGAAAACGGCGGTGGGAAATGGTTTATTCCTCCGCGTCCATTTATACGCGGATTCGTTGACGGCAAGCGTGAACAAATACAAAAGACGCTTGATAAATTAGCGCAGATGGTTGTTGAAGGAAAACTGAAAGCGGAAGCGGCAATGGCGCGGTTGGGAGAGTTCGGACAAAGCGGAGTTAAATCCTATATCCGAACCGGAGTATTTACACCTAACGCTTCTTCTACTATTGCAAGGAAAGGAAGCAGTAGACCGTTAATGGACACCGGAACATTGCGGAATTCTATCCGGTATCAGGTTCTTCATCAGCCAGCGGCTTCTGTGAGTGAATCATGAGCCTGTTCAGGAACGTAAAACTAATCAGGCGAAAACGCGCCGGAGGAAGTTACGTCAAAGGTCAATGGCAGACTGGCGAAGCAAGCGATACCGTTTTTTATGGTTCATGGCAACCAGCAAGAGGGAAAACGCTTGAACTACTGCCGGAAGGAAAGCGAAGCCGCGAAGTATACAGATGCTTTGCGCCGTTGGAGTTGGATTTTTCTTCTGCTGATGAACACGGCGAACAGGAAGCAGATCAAATTATTTGGGAGGATAAAGAGTACGAAGTAACATCGGCGGCGAAATGGAATAACGGTCTTATTCCTAATTGGGAATTGTTATGCACAAGACCGAAGGCAGGGGAAACGTGATAGAGGAACGGCAATACATAAAGGATAACCTTTACGATTTCTTTACTGAAATGTTAAAGGCGCAAGGTATTGTTGGTGTTCCCCTAATTTACGGAAGCCAGAACGGGCCGCGACCGCCAGCACCTTTTCTTATGCTTATGTTCCGTTCAACAGTAACTCCGGGAACGCCGGATTTTAGCGGTGTGAATGTTGCAGAAGGAGAGGAAGTTCAGCGCGTAACACAACACACGCGCCGGAACATGACAATGTATGGGTTCGGAGAACGCGCAATAGACGTTCTGGAAACTATAAAAAGTCAACTGAATATTGATGTTTGGGTTGACAAACTGCGGAGCCGGAATCTTGTTATTCCGCAAACGATGGAAACCATTGAAAGTCCGCAGGGCTTTGATACCGCGCAGGAAAATGGCGCGAGTTTTGATTTTGATTTAACGTACCTGCGCGTTCTTGAAACTGCGCCGGGGTACATTGAAGGCTTTGAACTCAATCCAGATTATCAGCAATGAAAATCTGGTAGAGATAAATTTTAGGAGGATATTATGGCTGACCAGTTAGACAAAATAGTTCAGGTAACTATTGAAAGACAAACTCGTGTGCCAAGCATGAAGTCTTTCAGCGATCTCTTGGTTGCTGCCGAGTTTAGTCCGGTAGGGATAAATCCTGTTTTTGACCCTGAACACAGGGTTCGGAAATTTGGAGGTCTGGACGAAATAGCGGCAGCCGGTTTCCCCACAAATGGCTTTGTATACAGGGCTGCTTCAAAGCAGTACTCGCAATCAAGCCACATCGGGGATTTATATGTCGGTTGGAAAATTCCAACAGGCGTGAATCTTACCACAGGCATTTTGAGCGCACCCCTTACTGCCGGACAACGGCTTGAGTGGGCTGTGAACGGAACGGCAATGGAAGATATTTCTTTCGACACCGAAGGTTCAAGCGGCAAATGCCTTGAGCGCATGGTCGCGCTGATGAAAGAAGATTTTGGAACTTCCTTCACGGCAAAAAAGATTGACGCAACAACCATAACGCTTTACGGCGCGGCTGTGAATGTTACGGTAACAGTTACCGGCACAGGAAGCCCTGCGGTAACAATGACTTTTACATCAAGAGTTATTCCTGCTGATGCGGATTGGACGGTCGCGCTTTCAAAAATCAAAGAGCAGAACAATGATTGGTACGCGATTGCTGTCTCGGCGCGGCAGATGCTTAACCAACAGGACATCGCGCAATGGATTCAATCCAATAAGAAACTCGGCGGTCTGTGCAGCGGTGATGACCTTATTCCAAATGAGGAGACAGGCGACATCGCGGCATACACAAAACTCAACAACATTGAGCGCGTTTTCGTATTCTATCACCCTGATGCGAAACTCGCTGATCCTGCCGTGGACAAAGTTTCCGACATAGACCCGATACCGGAAGTTGCTTACTTCGGAAAAATGCTTTCCAAACAACCCGGCTCGGCTTCGTGGAAGTTTAAGCCGTTGGAAGCAGTTCCGACTTACGAACTTACACAGGGACAGGTTTCCAATGTCGAGAAGAAGAACGCCACATGGTACATGACCACCGCCGATGTTCCAATGACAAGTAACGGTCAGGTAGCGGCAGGAGAATTCATTGACGTTATCCACGGCATTGACTGGCTCGAAGCACGGATTCAGAACCTTGTATTCACCGCGCTTGTAAATGTGGACAAAGTTCCGTTCACGGATACCGGCGTTCAGATGGTTGTTTCACCTCTCAAGTCTGCTCTGGAAGAAGCTGTCAAGCACGGCATTCTTGCGACATACGAGATTGAATATCCTGCGGTTGCGGAAGTCTCGATTACCGACAAAGGTAAGCGTTTCCTGCCGGATGTCAAATTCAGCGGAGTACTGGCAGGAGCAATCCACAGTACCAAAATCAAAGGCGTGGTAACGCTTTAATAGGAGGGATAAATTATGCCAGCGAATCCTTTAGTAATGACTTATGACGCGAAGAAAGTCATCGTTGCGCTTGGCGGTGTTCCTATCGGCGGTTATGCCGATAGTTCATTCGTAAAAGTTACAGCTAACAGCGAGAGGTGGACAAGGAAGGTCGGCGCGGACGGAGAAGTAAATCGCGCAAGGTCAAATGACAACACGAGTACGGTTGATCTTACTCTTTTGCAGACCAGCCTTTCCAATGCCTATCTCAAAACTGTTGAAAAAGCAGACGCTTTAACAGGTCTTGGTATGCTTCCGTTGCTCATAACGGATTTGAATACCGGAGTATCGAGGTTCTGGCCGCAAGCGTGGATTGTTAAAACACCTGACGATGAAAGGGCAAAGGAAACGACCGACATCGCGTGGACGATTCATACAGGGCAGGAAGCCGCTTAGTTAATCAAATTGCCTTGCCGGAGGCAATTATATTTTTTTTAAGGAGAAAGAAAAAACTATGGAAAACAAAGCAAAAACAATCGAAATTGACGGCGTATCATTTCAGGTTGCGCCTTTTATGGCTGTAGAAGGTCTGCGCCTTAAAGCGCACCTTGTCAGCACCTTCGGCCCGGCAATCGGAGAACTTTTGGGCGGCATTGATGGGAACAAAGTTAAAAGCGTTCTCGACATGAACCCTGCAAGTGTTTCATTCTCAAGCGGATTGGAAAAGTTATTTCAAAAGTTAGACGAAGACAGCTTTATCAAACTTATCAAACGTCTTTTTGCCAATGTAATAGCGAACTGGACAGAGGAAGGAAAACCCCGGAGTATCGCTTTTGGTAATGATTTTGATACCGCTATGCAACTGGTTTTTCTCGGCAAATTATTTTCAATCTATGAATTGATTGTATTTGTTCTCAAGGTGAACTACCCTGATTTTTTCTCCAAAGTGGTGAGCGGTATTGGGAAGAGAATTCAGCAAACCCTCACCTCTGCAACGGGCGAAAAGACACAGCAAAACGAATTGCAGACATCGGAGACATCGGGAAGTTAAGTCAAGACTTAGAAGATGAATTTCCAATATGGCGGTTGTGGTATGAAAAAAATATTCCTCTCCGCGAGATACAGGAGACTTGGACTTACGAAGATGTAATGAAAGCAAACGCCGTATTGGATATGTATTCCGCTGTTGAAACTGCAAGAGAGGCTTTTGATAAAGCGGAATTGGAAAAAATACAGGCAAATGCCAAAGCAAAGGCAGGGTTGTAGGTGGCGATAATCCGTGAACTGGTTACCTTGTTGGGATACAAAGTTGATGATACTGGACGTGATCAATACAACAAGGGAATAGATCAGACAAAACAAAAACAGCAATCTCTCACCGGCTCATTCTTGAAAGCGAATATCATAATGGGTGTCGCTCAAAAAGCAATGGGTGCCGCATTCGGTTTTGTTAGGGACTCTGTAATTGGCGCGACTGCTGAAACGGAGAGATTTCGCGTTGTCATTGGTAGCCTAATCGGTGATCAAGAAAAAGCAAACAAAGTCATTCACGACCTCGATTATTCTCCGGTATCAGACTTTTATGGAACTGCTGCGGCAATAGGAGGATTGCGTTCTTTCGTAACTATGGGCATGGATATTGAAAAAGCAAAAGACCAGATGACTTTGTTAGGCGATGTTGCACAGGGGAATACAGAGGCATTTGATTCTTTATCCTCGACTATGGCAAAGGTATATTCGAAAGGAAAGGCAGACGCTATAGAACTAAAGCAATTTATGGCTAGAGGCTTTGACGTTGCCGGAGTATTGGGATTAACAGAAGCGCAGATGAAAGCCGGTGTTACTTATGCACAGGTTGAGGAAGCATTAAAAAAAGTAACTGCCGCTGGTGGCCCCTATAATAAAATGCTCGAAAAACAAATGAATACTCTGGGCGGCCTTATAAAACAGTTTAATAGCTTCAAAGCGGCGACTGCCGAGGCGATAGGGATTGGGATAAATGAAGAGTTGAAGGATATGCTCAAGTACATTCTTGAAATTGTCAGAGCTGGACAGGAAGCATTTGTAGGAAAGTTTGTAAAGTTTTTGAAAGAAGTTATACATTGGATTTTTCAAGTAATAATTATGTGGGAAGTTTTACAATACAGACTTGAGGACATGGGCGCATTTGAAATATTGCAAACTTTTTTTGAAGATTTGAAACATCTTGCTGGTTATGTGTTGACTGCTGTAATGAATTTGGTTGTTGCTGTTGGTAAAGCATTTATTGAGGCGTTCAAAACAGCATACGCTTTTATAAGACCAAT